GCGCCGGAGGGCTTTTCCGTGGCCGGGCCGCGCCTGGCCTATCGCCACCATGCGATGAGCGCCGATGCCTCCATCGTCGATGTCGCTGTGGCGAGCCCTGAACCGGGGGTTGTGCGCCTCTATCCGCTCACCTCCGCCGGCCTGCCGTCTGCCGAGATCAAAGCGCTGGTGCTGGCAAAAGCCTCTGCCGATGACGTCCGTCCCCTGTGCGATACGGTGGAGGTGGCCAACCCCATCGATATGCCGTTTGCCGTGGATGCGCGCATCAGTGTGCTGCGCAGCTACGACACCGAGTCCGTGCGCCAGGCCGCGCTGGACGCCGTCACCACGCGCTGCGCCGAGATTGCCGCGCGCCTGGGGCAGGATGTGGCCCGCTCGGCGCTGATCGCCGCGCTGCATGTGGAGGGCGTGGCGAGCGTCAATCTTGTCGCACCCAATGCGGACATGGCCGTGCCCGAGACCGCCTGGGCGCACGCCACGAGCGTCAGCGTGACCGTGGAGGGTGTGAGCGATGGCTGATCGGCTCGCCCCGGATGTGCTGGCACTGGATGAACGGCTCGGGCCGCTGGCGGACGCCACCGCGCGCCTCGAATCCCTGCCGCTGGATGGGCTGCTCACCTATCTGATCGACACCGTGCCGGCCGCTTGGTTGCCGGAGCTTGGGCGCCAGTTCCACATCATGCCGCTGGAGGGGTGGCAGTTCGCCACCTCCGATGCCGATCGCCGCCGCCTGATCCGTGAGTCCATCGCCCTGCACCGCAAAAAGGGCACCTCCTGGGCGGTGAAGCGGGCGCTTCAGATCGCCGGCTTCGGCGGCCAGCACCGTATCACTGAAGGGCGAATCGCCCGCCGCTACGACGGCGCGATCTTCTGTGACGGCTCCGAAGTTTATGGCGGCCATTCCTGGGCCGAATTTACCCTCGACGCCGACCTCGGCGAAACGGCCGGACTGGCTGCCGGCACCGCCGCACGGGTGGCGGAGATCGTGCGCGAATGGGCGCCGGTCTCGCGTCATCTCACACGGCTCGGTTGGCGTGCGGATATCAGTGACAGCGCACCCAGCAGTGACCAGGCGCAGGCTACAGCAACACTCACAACCAGCGATCAGCGGCCCTGGCGGCGCACCTATGACGGCAGCCTGCGCTATGACCAGGGGGTGCTGCTGACCTATGGCGGTACCACTACTGCCGACGGCCGCCGCCGCTATCAGGGCTGGGGCGTGGAGGAGGCGCACTGGCGCGCCGGTCAACCCGAGTCCGATACCACCCTGGCGCTCGATTGGTCTGGCGCCGACCGCCAGCAGGCCCTGCCGCGCTATGACGGCGCGACTCAGGCCGACGGTAGCAGCGACTACGGCGATGCCGCGCCGGTGGCGCAGGATGCGGTGATGCCGATCACCGCCGTGCGCCATATCCGTTACGACGGCCGCTACCGCTACGGCGCGGACAACATTTGCGACGGCGCGACGCTGGCCGATGGCAGCCGCCGCTACAGCGCCGGGCGCATCGCATCCGGCGACGAGATCACCTATCTGGAGGCAGCATGAGTATGCACTTGTCTGATACCGCCACCTTGCGCGGCGCCTTTGTCTGCGAGCTGCGGCGGGCGGACGGCGCCCTGATCGAGCGCATCGAGGAGCCCAACCTGATCGTTGATGGCGCGAAAAACCAGCTGGCGCGTCTGGTGGGCGGTAGCGGCGCCGGGCGCCATATCACCCACATCGGCTTTGGGGTGGGTACGAGCGCCGCCAGCCCAAACAATACCGGGCTGACAGGCGCCTACTGGAAGCCGATCACCAGCGTGAGCTACCCAGCCACCGGGCAAGCAGCTTTTGCCTGGAGCCTTTCCACCGCCGAGGCCAACGGCCTGGCGATCACCGAATTCGGCCTGCGCTGCGCCGACGGCACCCTGTTCGCGCGCAAGGTGCGCAACCCGATCCACAAGAGCGACGACCTCTCGCTCACCGGCAGCTGGACCATCATCTTCTAAGGAGGCCCCATGGCAAATGTGACTGAAAACCAGGTCTGGGAATCCGGTATCTACCGGATCGAGACCACCGACCCCATCCTCGGCGGCGAGAACGGCACGGCCAACATCCAGGCCAAGCAACTGGCTAACCGTACTCTTTATCTTAAAGCGCGCGCCGATCAGGTAGACGCTGCCGCCAGCGGCTATGGCAGCCTGCAAGCGCGCCTGGCTGCGATGCAGGATCAGGTCGAGGTGGTAGGCGTGGATATGGTTAACCTCGATCAGAGTGCGGTGATGCAGGCGCTCTCGCTGGCCCATATGGCTCACAATGCGGTGGACGCCCTGCGCTTTGGTCCCTGGTGCCAGGCAGGCGAGATAACCATCCGCAACCGTGGCGTCGTGGAGGGTTGCGTGCTCACGAAATCGACCAGCGCCGCGCGCAACCTCAATATCAGCGCCGGACTCTGTTTTGCTGGCGGGCGGACCTATCCGGTTGCAGAGGGCGCTAACGCAGCCAGTGTGCCGGCCAACCTGTCCACGACCTCCGCCGTCACGGTCAGCGCCTACCTGTACCCTCACAGCGACGGCCAGACCTATCGCCTGGCGGTGACCGCTATCGGCCAGGCGGTGCCGGATAACGGCATCGAAATCTATCGCCTGACCATCCCGGCCAACAGCACAGACGCTACCGACTCCTATCTGGCCAACGTCACGCTCACCGACGTGCGTCGCATTGAACGCAGCTACCCCGATCTGCTGGATGCGCCGCCGACGGTGTCGCTGGCGTTTGCGCGCGCATTGCGCGGGTCCGACTGGCGCATGGCGCTGGATGTGGTCTCAGCCAGCGGCGCGCCGTGCACTCCAGATCAGATCGTCGTCACCAACCGCGCCACCAACGGCTGCACCCTGGCCCTGGCCAGCGCGGCAGATGATGTCCGCATCCGCTACAGCATCGAACGCTTACACGACTAAGGAGTATCACCATGCCCATGATGCATATGATCCAGCCCGGCGCCCCTGTAGCGCCCGTCACCATCGCCGCCGACCGCCTGACGGTGGGTGAGATCACCATCGACTATGCCGCAGAGCAGCGCGATGACGCGGTGCAGATCGTGATCCGCCACCACCAGGGCGCATTCTCACGCGACAGCGAGGAGGGCGCGATTGTCGCCATCGTACGTATTCCGCCGCGCCAGTACAGCGAGCAGCCGGGCGATACAGACCCCACGACCGGCGAGCCAAGCATCGAGCGTGTCGCCCAACCTCTCGACACTAACGCGGTCAGCATCGAGCTCTGGCCCTTCGTCGGATAAAAGGAGACCACCATCATGCCCACAATTTTTGTCAAAGATGACCTGCGCGCCGCCATCGAAGCCGCCACCGGCGGCCTGTGCACCGTGCACTACACCCAATCCGGCCAGCCCAGCTACTTCCGCTGGATTCCGAGGTTTAACCTGGAGGATATCGACCCCGACTATGGCTCCGGTCCCCACCCGGCCTTCGTGGTGGACGGTGTGACCCGTGACGGCATCTGGGTCGGCATGTATCCCGGCATCGTGCGCAACGGCGAGCTGCTGAGCCTGCCCGGCGTTGATCCGACCGTGTCTCAGCCTTATACCTACTTTGTCGATGCAGCCCGCGCCTGCGGCGCCGGCTTCCACGTCATGACCAACGCCGAGTGGGCGGCGGTATCGCTGCTCACCGCCAAGGCGGGCGTTCAGCCGCGCGGCAACACCAACTACGGCCGCGCCCACGACGCCACCTGGGAGAGCGCGCGCCGGGTTGATAGCGGCACCCCAGGCGTTACCTCTGGCACGGGGCGCACCCTGGTCGGCGCCGGGCCGCTCAGCTGGCGCCATGACGGCAGCACCGCCGGTATCGCTGATCTCGTGGGCAACATCTGGGAGTTCACCCCCGGCCTGCGACTGGTGGACGGCGAAATCCAGGTGCTGACAAACAACGATGCCGCCACGGCTGCTCTGTTTGATGATTCAGCCGCCTGGAAAGCCATCAGCGCCGCCGACGGCTCACTGGTCGCGCCGGGCACGGCGGGTACGCTCAAATACGACAGTCTCACCGCCTACAGCGACAACGGCGCCGCAAATGATCTGGGTGGCTTCCAGATCGATGATGTGGTGGATAATCGCAATGGTCTGGCGGGAGATAACAGTCATGGTTATGACTACAACTCGATGGCATTCAGCTCGCTGGCTGCCGACACCGGTATCACCGTGCCCGCCCTCGCCAAAGCGCTGCTCCTGGCGCCCGGCGCGTTGGCGGTGGATGGTCGCATCTACATGCGCAACCACGGCCAGCGCTACCCGCTGCGCGGCGGCGCCTGGAGCTCCGGCGGCAGTGCGGGCCTCGGTGCCCTCCTCCTCTACAGCGCCGCGTCCCACGCGTACAGCAGCTTCGGCGCCCGCCCCGCGAAGGTGTAATGGGTTATGGCTGTCATGTGTCATGACACCAGGCGCGCGACCGA